ATTTAATATATTTATTCCATTTATTATTTTTAGGAATAAATTCTTTATAAATATTATAAATCATTGCTTTTTCTTGAGGTGGAAATTCTTGTACATAATTTACCACTTCAATAAAATCTTTATTCATAGACATAAATCTATGTATCATATAAGCATTGAAAACATCCCAGTCTTTATCTGTAAATTTTTCTACTGGGGTTTTAAATTGGTTTATATGTTTAAGCCAATCAAATATATTAGCACAATTCATCGGCTAATTCTTCTCTTAATTCTTTAGGTACTGAATCAGTTAAAATTTTATTAGTTTCTGGGTCGAAAAATACGGGGATTGGCATTAAAGCATCTTCATCTGTTCCTGTTATAAATTTTGATACTTTACGTAAAATTACTCCCTGTTGGAAAATAGACCCACCATTAAAATTTTTTACTTCTGTGGTGGTTTTTAAATCAATTTGAGGTTGTTGAACTGGTTGTTCCATAATTATTTATTATTTATTAAATTTGAAATTAACGACATTGTATTTATTTCCTTGTCGATTCGAAAATTAGCTTTATATTGATGTTCATTTATTAAAATAGCTGCTGTACCTTCTTTGCCTGATAGGTATTCAGATGTCCTTTCATATAAGGATTTAAATAATTCATCAAAGTCATCTACATTGGCATCAGCTATAATTTGGCGAATAGTTTTAAAATCAGCTTTATCTTTTAATTCAGTAATAACTTGGTCTATATAATTTGATGATACTAATACTGATGGGTCTAGTTTTAATGTATTATCCTGTGTAGATAACTGTATAGTATTAATACATTTACGTAGATCAGGATAATATTGATTAACTAACGGTACTAAATCATTTAATTCATGTAAAATTCCTTCTTCATTACAAATCCAATGTAAATGTTTAGCAACATCTTTTTTAGTTGGGGGTACAATTTTAAGTACTTGGCATCTTGATTGTAAAGGATCAATAATACGTTCTACAAAATTACAAGTCATAATAAATCTAGTAGTACGAGAAAATGTTTCAATTATATTTCTAAGTGATGCTTGTGCTTGGATTGTAAGAAAATCTGCTTCATCTAAAATAACTACTTTAAGTGGTTTAAACGAAGCAACAGATGCAAAACTAGAAACTTTATCTCTAATGGTTTCAATACCTCGTTCATCGGATGCATTGATATAGATTGATTCACAATCTAAATTATTAACTATAAGTTTAGCTAGGGTTGTTTTTCCAGTACCTGCGGGACCATAAAATATTAGGTTTTGAATATCATTCTGTTCTAAATACTTAGAAATTGATTTTTTGATATTTTCATTACCAACATAGTTTTCTAAATTATTAGGTCTATATTTTTCAACTAATAAACTATGTGTTTTCTGAGTACTCTCCATATAATCCATATGTTTTTACAGGTTCTGGCTGTATTTCCACTTCTTCACTACTGATGGCGTATAATTTACTTTCTAATGGTTCTAGTCTATAATGACCTTGGAAACCTGTTTTATGCATATAAGCTTCCAAAGCGTCAGTTATACTACTATAAACTAAACCACCAGGATCATCAGCTAACTGCCACCTGTCTCCAGGTGGCTTTCTATTAGCTATTAACAGTTTATTTTCTATTAATTCTGTTTTCATAATATACGAAACTATTTTGACTCAGCCACAGATGCTTTCTTATAATCTGTGATTACTCGTTTAATAGCTTGCGCTGCTTTTCGAGCTCGTGCTTGGCTTGCTTTTGTAGTTCCTACGTGTTCTGCTGCTAAGATATTGAAGTTTTCTTCAATTACCTCAAAAATTTCATTTTTAGTCATTTTTACTTTTTATTTATTAATTATTAATCTACATCATCCCCATCATGGATGGATCCATTTGAGGGACATTACTATTATCTTCACTTGGTTCATTTACTACTGTACATTCTGTAAGTAATACTGTACCTGCAACTGATGCTGCATTTTGCAATGCTGTTCTTGCTACTTTAGTTGGATCAATAATACCTGCTTCTTTCATATTAACTGTTTCTTCAGTTTTAATGTTAAACCCAGCCCAAGTATCATTACCTGAATTAACTAAATTATCAGCTAGTATTTGTCCTTTTACCTCAGTAAACCCAGCATTTACTAAAATTTGGCTAAATGGTTTAGCACAAGCTTCTACCACAATTTGGGCACCCGTTGTTTTTACTTCTAGGCCTGAGGAGGCATATAATAATGCAGTTCCACCTCCTGGTACTATACCTTCTTCAATAGCAGCTTTAGTTGCATGTAATGCATCATCCACTCTATCTTTCTTTTCCTTCATTTCAGTTTCAGTATTTCCACCTACATGGATAATAGCTACTCCTCCGACGAATTTCGCCAACCTTTCTTGAAGCTTTTCTGTTTCGAAAGGCGTTGCTGCCTTGTCGATTTGTTGTTGTAGTTCTTCAATACGTGCTTCAATTGATTCAACTGTTCCTTTTCCATCTACAATTGTTGTTTCTTCTTTTCCTACAGTTACTGTTCTTGCTTCACCAAACCATTCCCAACTAAATTTATCAAGTTTCATTCCTTTTTGTTTATCAAATACTTGACCACCAGTTGTAAGGGCTATATCTTCTAAAACTAATTTTCTACGATCACCAAATTCAGGAGCTTTTACAGCTACAACTTTCATTGTTCCTCTCATTTTATTTACAATAAGAGTAGCTAAAGCTTCATTATCAATATCTTCAGCAATAATTAAAAGTGAACGTGCTTGTGAAGATACATTTTCTAAAATTGGTAATAATTCTTTTACTTGAGTTAATTTTTGATCTGCTATAAGAATGAGGGGGTTGTCTAATGTAGCTGTCATACTACTATTATTTGTAACAAAATACGGTGATTTATATCCTCTATCAAACTGTAACCCTTCAACAGTTTCTAGATATGTTTCTCCAGTTTTGGATTCTTCAATATGAACAACCCCTTCCATTCCAACTTTTTCTATAGCAGTGGCAATAAGTTTACCAGTTTCAGGATCATTATTAGCTGAAATTGTAGCAATTTGTTCTAATTGTTCTTCACCTGAAATATCTTCAGCTATATTATTTTTCAAATTATCAACTACTTTTTTAACTGTAGAATCAATATCCCTTTTAATTTGGACTGCATTTTCATTATTATTTAAAGCTGTTAATCCTGCTTTAATCATTTCACGAGCCAATAGAGTAGATGTAGTAGTACCATCTCCTGCTTTTTCAGCTGTTTTAATTGCAGCTTGTTTTACCAATTGAACACCTAATTCTTGATTTGGGTCTTTTAGTGTAATAGATTTAGCTACAGTCACACCATCTTTAGTTGATTGAGGTGATCCTTGTTCATTTGCTATTACTACATTTCTTCCATTGGGGCCTAATGTTGATACTACTGCATCTGCTAATGTATCAATTCCTTTTACTAAATTAGTTCTTGCTTCAGAACCTAATATAACTTGTTTACTCATATTAAATATCGCTTAAAATTTCTTTTTCAGTTTCACTTACTTCTGTTTCTGCAATTGCTTCCTTTACACTCACTGTTTCTGTGATTTTGGCGAGGACTTGATTTTCAGGGCCTACATAATATTCTTCTCCATCATAAGGTAATTTAGTAAAACCCATTGTTGGTAAAACAACTTTATCTCCTACTTTAAGTTTAGTATGGATAAATTCTCCTGTAATAGTAGGTTTACCGGGACCAACTGAGATTACTTCAGCTGTTTCGTTTTTTTCTTTACCTAAATCTGGTACTATAATGTTACCATAAGTGGTTTCTTCAATTTCAATCGGTTTAACAATAACCGCATCAAATAATGCTTCTAAGCTCATCTAATTTATTATTTAGTTTATTAATATAACCTTCTAAGGTTTTTTCTTTTCCATCTAGTTGTAAGTATTTACTTGCCCCTATTAGTGCTGCTGGAAGGTCATGGTAGTATCCCATTACGCTTTCACTAGCGTTATTCTTTTTTACTAAATTATAGCTCCATTCATCCTGAACAATATAATATTCTTTTAAAATAGGGTCTGTAATTTTTACTTTATTTGTACCTGGTGGTCTGCCTTTAAAATTGTAATTTGCCATGTATATAACTTATTTATTTGTAACGTGAATATACGAAAAACAATGCGCTAGGACACATTATTTTGGTAAAACTTTTATTTTATTTTTACTGATTTTGGTTTAGCATCTTCAGCTAATGGAATAAAAACTTTTAGTAATCCATTTGCCATTTCAGCTTCGGTAATTGATAAATCAAATTTGGGAGCTATTTTATACCCTAAGTCAAATGATTTTTTAGATAAACCATTGTAAATCATCCCTTCATGGAATTCTTCAGTTTGGGGTTTTTTATAGCTTACTTTAAGAATATCTCCTTCAATATCAATGTTAATGTCTTTTTTGACTAGCCCAGTTGCAGCTATTTCAAAATATAGACCTTTATCATCATGATAAATGTTAACAGGATGTGGTTGTTTGGAGTTTAATGCTGGTGCGAATTGTTCTTCAGCATTGAAAAAATTGCGGAATAAAATGTCGAAGGGACTTATGTGTCTCTCCATTAGTTCTAATGTACTCATATCATTTAATTTTATGCGTCCTAAGATCGCGGTTTAACAAAAACATAACAAATGTGCCCTAGCTACTATTGTTTGTTTATTATACATATATTAACTTTCTATTTTCTCCCATTTGTCATTAGAATCTAATCTAAAAGAACCAATATAAATCTGGTCCCAATATTCAGGTTCTATAAGAGATAAAAATAATTTTTCATTTTCTCTTTGATAAAGGTAATAAATATTTCCTTTTGAAGGTGTAAATCGAATTTCAGCTTTATATACTAAATCATTCCATTTAAACTCTTCTATTAATTTTAAATATTCAGATTTAATTTCATCAAATCTACTTTTAAAATAATTATTGGTTTTGCCTACCCTTTCGGATTTCCACAATGCAATATTTTCTACTTCTATTTTAGGAGCAGCTACACTATCACCATAAGGCATAATTGCCTTATCCTCAGCATACATATCAGGTTTTTTATTCGTTTCTTGCGACAAAATATTCACTTTTAATACCCTCTGATTCGAATTCTATTTTTAATATTCCAGTA